TACACGCAATGTTTCTTCTGGGCTACGACCAACATTCAAATTGTTTACAGTAACGTGCTGAATGACGTTCTCTGGATCAACGATGAAGGTTGCGCGTAATGCTGCTCCGGCTGGTGCATAGAATACGCCAAGTTGATCAACAAGACTGTTACCGCGGTTGTCCCAATCATCACTGGGATTGCGTTGTGTATCGGCAAACATCCAACTTGAAGTTTTCTTCAAATCGTCGTGGGCACTGCGCCACGCTAACTTACAGAATTCATTGTCTGTTGAGCCGACCAATAATACCGCGTCACGATCAGCAAAGTCCTTATTCAACTTATCGTATGCTACGATTTCTGTTGGACAGACGAATGTGAAATCTTTTGGGTAATATACGATTACCTTCCACTTGCCTTCAAAACTCTTTTCTGTGATTGTTTCAAAAGCATCGTCTGGGGTCAACTTACCTGGCTTTACGCCAGTAACTGCGAATGAACTTAACTTATATCCAACTGTTTTCATTATAAACTCCTACAGGTAATGAAAGTATATAGTAGCACATTCCTTGTGCCAAAACAATTATTTATATGAAAAATTGATCTAAGGTTGCCCATATTATTATTAATATGGGTAAAATAGTAAAGATTATTTTTAATTTACTAGGTCTTGCTGTGGTGGCAACGTGACAACTTTTACAATTATGCTGCTTCAAAATCTTGTTTTCTCTGTTCGGCATTTTTAACTATTTCTTGTTTTCTAGTGAGATCCGCATCCCACCATTCTGTGATTTCTTTTGTTGTCCTAAAGCATCCGATACAGATACCTTGTTTAACGCGACAGACAGCAATACAGGGAGATTGTATAGTATTATTCATAGAAGTCCAGTAAAATTATTTTTTTGGTTGCTTATTATCTGAGGTTTTATTTTTATCGCTTAAAATTTTATGGTTTTGATTTGCTTGTTTTAATATGTAATTTATTAAATTTTTTCCTGCGTTTAATCTTTTCATCTTAAACATCTTACTGGACCTCAACTATATTTAGTCCATGCTGTCGTCATCAATAACGATCCAACCCAATCTTAATAAATCTTCACGGATCTCGTCAGTAACATGACCTTCCCCCACGTATCCATTTTTATCACTACCGATACCACTACAATACCAGTCTATATAATCACCTTCTTGTAGCATATCAGCGATGATGCCGCCAGCATAGCGCCAACTGCAACTATAACGCTCATCTTTCAATCTAGGCCATACATCGTTCTTCACAAACTCATTGTTACACATTGCTGCGTAAAGATTCTGGCTATATGTTTCACTATTACGTGCTTTTTCAAGTATCCAATCAGTAGTCACTAGATCATATTCTAAATTATTGATTCTTGTTTCTGGGTTATCGAATTTATATTTTTCAGACTCGCGGATATTTTTATACATTTCTACATAATCCTGATTGGGTGTTTCGCCCTTCTCTTTACAGCGTTCAAGATATCTTTCAAGTTGAAAGGTATGGCGTTGATCACTTTTACTAATCATAGTGTTTGCACCCCAGTACTACCGTCCTCATTGACCTCGATCCAAGTATAATCACCTAACCATTTTACTCTGCAAATATATTCATAATCTTTAGGTATGCCTGTAGTCCAATCATTTGGTCCTAAAGGAGTAAGTCTGGATAAATTCTTACTATGATCCCATACTAACCAATAGCATTGATTATGATATAATTGAAACTTATATTCAGCACCATGCACCATGTCAGTTAATTGCAATCGTCTTTGTATTTGTTGTGCTTGCTTTTGTAGCACTCCAACTAGTTCCATAATACGATCATATTCTTGGCTAGCATGTAACCTAGCCACATTGATCATGATGTCCTTTTGTTTAGTTACAGGAACTAAATCAAATTTAGGTGCACCTACTTCTGTAGGGTAATTACTTACATTGCGATTGAAAAAGGAAACAAGAGAGTTTCCAACTGTTATGTCAAAACTCTCTTGTCCTTTAGCACTATTATTTTTAAACGGGTTTTCTTCAGTCACATCTTATTTAAAGAAAACAAGAGCCATTAAAATACTTTGCATGATGAAGCCAAGACCAATAATGATGAGGCTTACTACATTACGCTCAAGTATTGCTTTGATATAAAACAATGCCATAGCAGCCCAAAGTATAATGACCATATCGATTGGTGGTGTATTATCTGTCAATCCAGTCATCAATCCAAACAAACTTGGAATAGTGACTGCGTGTAGTGCGATAAGACCAGTCCAACCAATACCGTCGATACTTACCTGACGAATACTTGCTTTGAACTCTGACCACAATTTAATAAAAAACTGTGAAATCATATCCTTAACAACTTTATAAGAAATATTCATTTTATCCCTCGTAGAAAATATGAGTGCCAATCTTAGTAATACGCTTCAACTTCCAATTTGGATTCACATAGTCCGCATGATAATACAATGCATTCTCAATGCTCTCTAATTTGAAATTTTCTAGAAATACCATTTTAGCAACACGGTAACTTTCAGCATAGGCTTCTTCATTCACAGGACGATTTCTATGCTTACTGTCACAATACCAACTAAATTGGCAAACTACACGTTCAGTAAATCGTGATTTCTGATATACAACACCACAGACATCTCTAGGGAACTTGTTGCTATTGACACGATTCAATGTGACTTGTGCTACAGCAACTTTGCCCTCGAATGGTTCATGACCTGCTTCACGATAAACATTCAGTGCTAAACAATCAAGACTTTTTTCTACTTCCTCAGCATTCATATAGTCCGGATCAATCTCACGTTTTTGTAGATCATCTACTTTCTTGAGTATGACAAAGTTGGTCAATAACACAACGATGACAAGCCCAATGAGCAGATTAAATCCTCTCAACGATTTTTCCATATTGTTTCTCCTACGTTAGTTGGCTAACTTCAGGTAATACATTAAGTAGTTATCATATCTTAGAATATGAATTAAGACAACTATTTTGGGTAATTAATTTATCCAGCAATCACAGTTACAATCTATGACGCTATCAATTGCGTCTGAAATATTAGGTGATGAGGGCAATAGCGTAGTTCCTGTAAATCCCGTGTTTAAATTGGGTGGAAGTACGGGCACAAAAGGCTGTAAGTTGATAAATGGATTTTCGTTGGGATTTTCGGGGTCCAACGGTCCTTCTGGGATATTAAATTCCGGTGTTCCTATTCCGGTAGTTGTAGGATCTCCTATAGGGACTTCGGTATTAACTATTATCAACGTTATAATATCGGTTGGATCTATTCCGCCGTCTTCGTTATGAATGGGTGGACCAGTACCATCGTCGTTAGGGCCAAAATTTATATCATCATTGTTTAATATAGGCAATATCGTTCCAGGTTTTTTGTTGTTAGTTCCTTTCAGGTCTCCAGAATTTGGATCATAATAATTATTAGAATCCGGAGCTACTGGCGTGCCGTCACATTCATTAGTTGTGGGCCACGCAGGGATTGTATATGTTTCTCCGCTTGGACTTTCGATTCCTTCTTCTGCTCCTGGTAATGTACCATTAGCTATTAATATTTGCATTTGTTCGTCACTCATAGTATCAGGAATATTGTTATCTTGTTCTATTCCTAATTCATTTAATCTTTCTTTATTTCTTGATTCTCTCATCATCGCTATTAAACTTTGACCGCCGGGCGTACATAAATCTGCTATATTTTCTAAACTTTGAGCGGCGCCGTGTGGTTTAGTATCAAGCGCTAAATCTGGTATATTATCAGCAAATACATATAGAGATGTAGGGTACTGACTATAGAAGGGATCGTATGGTATAGGTACTGGTTCCATAGCGATGTACCTACTGCGTTGCTCAATTTTAACTGCGGTACCTGTTATATTCCAGTTAGCATTCAAAAGTTTAGCAGTTTCATATTGATCTGTAGTACCTTCAAATATATTATTCTCTATTTCATTGTCTGCGGCATCCACATATGTTTGTATTACAGAATTCATGCCCGGCCATCCACCTGTACCGTTATCAGGAGGAATAGTAACTATTGCTGTAGGACATGAAGGTGATGTTGAACCCGGGGAGATTAAAGTTACTGATATTACTTTTCCATATGTAGCTAGATCGTCGGGGTCCGTGCCTATGATACATGTTCCTGTTCCACCATTTGATAATGTGATAACTGGGGCGGTAGCTCCTTCTCTACCATATCCTCCCCCTTGATTTGTTAAAGTCAATCCGATAGGAGTATAGTTACCAAAACCGTCATCAGAACACTGGACTTCAACTAATGCTTGTTCCCATTTAACTGCTAGATATAAATTTTTATATATTTGTATTAGGTTATTTGTTTGTAATTGCTTTATACCATCATATATTTGTTCTACAGGATAGGGCAAACCAGTCATTGCTCCCATAAAATCAGAAGTAGTGTATGTCCCATATAACCCTGTTCCTAAAGCAACTTTTATAAGTGCTTGGCTAGTTAAAAAATCATTGACTGGAACATTTGTACCATTGGTTAATGGTAGTCCCTGATTAGTTTCAATGCTGAATACAACCTGTCCAAAAACTTGACTATCTAAATTAGTGATATTTTTTATTTGTTGCATGGAGGTGCTAAAGGCTCCTGCTAATACTGCCTGATCTTCAGGCAATATATTTTCTAAATAAGCACCATATCCTATAGCTGGAATTTGAAAATTAATATCATCTGCCATAATTATTTCTTATCAAAATTTAATGCATCTTTAATAGGTACGTTGTGATGTAGTATAAATGATCCCGGACGCTCACCGGCCCAGAAACTATTATTACCTGCATCAATAACACGCACGAACTTCATGCCAACATCTTCTAATCCAACAACTTCATCATACCATGTACGTCCATTACGCATGACTGCCACGCGCTTGCCGTATACTTCTGTTGCAGGAATAAATCCACTGTCTTTAGTAAGTATAGGCGCGGTAGTTGAACATACTAATGTGATACCATCTGCTGTGCTGATGCGCACACATGGCTGATAATCGTTGAGCGTTTTGATAACTCTACCATCTACAATTTCTAAACTATCAGTGCCAAGACTAATCTTGATACCAGATTCTAGCATCCACGCCTTTGTAATTTCTCTGCCATTGTGTTTCTGTTCTTTTTCTACCAATGGCACAAATGATTCTAGTGCTACGCAACCTCCACCGCCCCCTGGTTTAGGTAATGGTGGTATGGGTGGATTTTGTTCTGGCGGTGGAATAATTTGTATAATTTCTTCTACCGGTGACGGTTGCACCGGAATATATACTTGAATAATTTCTTGTACAGGAATCGTAGGATTTTCCTCTACTATAGTTTCTATAGTTTCAATAATAGGTGGAACTACTGGAGGTTCTATAATAGGAGGAGGTTGCGGTACTACTGGTGGACCAACGATTTCTTTAATTTTTGGATTTAATAACTGCGGATTCAAATCATTATCGACAAACAATAGATAGTAAGTTTTACTATTAGTAGGTCCTGGTGAAACATTATAAACAGGTACAGTTAGTGTAGGATAACTTAAAGGAAACATTTTTTTAACGTTCAACAAATCCGCTAATGTTTGAAGTCCTTTAGTTCTACAGTTTAGAGGAACTACTATTTCGATTAAACTTTCGCCTGATATTAATAAAAAACTACCATAGATTTTTTGTTCCTGCTCTACATTGATCGGGGTATCGTTAATTTCTGATAATGTTTCAATCTCTTCGACTGTTAGCCCTGATCCTAATAACGCTAAATTTAAATTAGGAGTCATAGCACTATTTTTTTGAATAATTTTTAATAATGAAGAAGGTAATCCAAATCTCGGTATTTGAGTCAGATCAAAAACTTTTCCTAAATTAATTAAATCTTGTCCAAAAGCTTGAGTAGATAAACTCACTCCTGTTATATCGGCACTTATGAGATCATTCATGTTACTGTATGTGCCGTCTAAGAATTCTATACCGTTTCTTAGACTGTAAATTGCTTCGTTTGATAATTTTATAAAACTATCACAAGTCATGAAACTACTAACGTAATCTTTATATGCAGGCTCATAGAAAGGATCGGCTGGGTTAGGCTCTTTACCATTAAAATTAAATTCATTCCACGCTTGTAGTGCCAGACAACGTATCCAACCAAATTTTGTGATTTCGGTATTAGGGTTTTCTAAAGGATCTCCGGTATATGGATACCATGTAGCGCTCTGTGCTGACCCGGTAAGTCCAGAAATACCATATCCCGAAGTAGCCGGACCAGGTAATGCACCTGGATATCTACTTGCTGCTATATCTGTCCATACACCAGATGGGTCATTGACAATATATGTAGGAGGCTTGCTGTTACCTAAAGCAGGTATGCGGCTTTGACCTATAGCAAGCATGTTGTTATATGTTTCTATAGAAACAGTACTATTGAGCGGAGCAGGATTGCTAGGCTCTCCCCTATTATAAGCATCAGTAATTGCAGCAGTAAGCCATTTTAAGCAAGTTTCATTTACGATCTTACCTGGAGTGTAGTTAGCGTTATCTTTGCTTTTACCTACATAATTCGTAAAGTTAGGATTAATTTGCAGACCCTGGTTGATAAGCAAGGTACTAGCAGTATTAACTCCTAATGGACTTTGCTTACCGGTATCACTCATGGTACGAAAACAGTGCCTGCGCCTGTTTTTATTTTATGTCCGCATGTATTACCAGATCCTACACGCAATACTGGACAATTTTCGGCAAATACAGTAGGGCTACCTTCTGTAGTTTTTGCCTTTTTATGAGGACTTTTTGATCTAGGATCGTGAGGTGTTATGTCGCTTTTATGCAAACCTACAGGTTTATTTTCTGCAAAAACAGTTTTTGCACCCCTTACAATTTTGCCGCCCGTTGTATTTGTATCATCTTTACGACTTATTTTTTTAGACATTATCCTAATATGACCTTTTTGTCTGGTACCTTAAGACCAGTCGTCGCTTCAATGTATTTTGATTTGACACTCTCATCAGTTTCAGCAATTAAAGTGACGTTTTCTGTATTTAGTCTAACCTGACTACGTGGATTTACGGTGAACATACTAGGTATCAATCCCAATGATCCCTGACCATTTGGACCTATACTTACTGGATCTTGTAACATTATTATGGGCATATCTACTCCCAACACTTTACCCACTAATTCTTCTCCGCTGTTTAATTTGAATGTGTAAATCTCATCTATCTTTATTTCCATTTTATTTTGCCTCAAAATATTTTTTTAGATTATCATAACCACCAATATACTCACCATCTACAAAAATTTGTGGTACAGATTTAGCATTAGGAACTGCCTCAAAAAGTTGCTCACGGTTATAACCAAAACCAATCTTACGTTCTTCAATATCATAACCCTTTTGCATAAGTAACTTTTCTGCCATAGTACAATATGGACAGTCTGGCTTGCTCCAAATAACTGCTTTCATCTAACTCTCCTTATAATGATGGTAAATCGTCGTAATCTAATTTATCACTCATGACACCGATGACATAATTAGTACTTTCATTTTCTTGTAGTGCTGTCTGCTTTTTGCTAGTGTCGCTATGCTTATTAAACCACGGGATAGGAGTAATCTTAGGTGCTGGTTGATTATACTTGATTCCAATTTCTTTCAGTGCAGTATTAGCAGTATAATCAACAAAGTCTTTTAATATGTTTGCGTTCAGTCCGATCACGCTACCCTTGCTGAATAGATAGTCTGCCCATTCTTTTTCTTCGCGGATAACGTCCATATACATAGCATAAACTTCAGATTCACATTGTTCTTTTGCTTTTGCGAAACGTGGATCTTCCTTGACAACTTGATTGATCAACCAAGCAGTCCATTCTTTATGTAGTAGTTCATCTTGTAATATCAAGCTGATGATGTTGCCATTACCGATAAACATTTTATTTTCAACCATTGCTAATGATGTAGCAAATGACACCATGAATCTAAATGCTTCTAGTGCATAACTGGCATTAAGTGCTAACCAAATTGCTTTAATGTGATCCGCTTCTTTTATTTTCTCACCTGCTTCTTTGCGGCAGTTGATCAAATGTAAGTCATCATAGTACTTGCCCACGCTACTCGCCATATTAACGATTTCTTTAATATCGTGAATCGTATTAAAGATTTCTTTAGGAACATTATAAATGTTGCGTATGATATGACTATAACTTCTGCTGTGAATGTTTGTTTCAAAAAATGTCCAGTTGTAAAGCAACGCTTCTAACTCAGGCAAACTTACAACCGGGGTGAATATCTGACTAGGGCCGCGACCTTGCAAACTATCTAATGCTGTCTGGCGCAATAGGTTGCTAGTAAAGATATGCTTGACAGCATCACTTGCGTCTTTGAAATCGTTAGCATCTTTTGTTAGACTTACTTCTTCTGGCACCCAGAAAAAGCCACGTGCAGTTTGTTCTAGTTTCTGCACCTTGTTATATTTTACTTCTTCAAATCTTTGTATGGTTACAGGACCACTAGGGTCAAGAAACATCTTGCGATTGAGATAATCTGTTTTTGTTTTTAGGTTGTATTGTTCTTTGCTCATAGTTTGCAACTCTCACAATCATCTATATTAGTAAGGTCACAAACTTGTGTTTCTTCTTGTTTTTGTTCTTCAACTACTTTTGCGCCAGCCTTATTGATTAGGCTATAATAAAATGTCTTTAGTCCATATTGATGCGCTAACATCAAATTCTTTGCGATCAGTGTTGTTGGCACTTTGCGTTCTGGAAAGTGTGCTGGATTATAGAACGTGTTAGTGCTAATACTTTGATCAACATATGCGGCTAACACTGCGGCTGTCTTGATATAACCAAGACAATCAGTTTGTTCCCACATGAGTTCATATTTATTTTTTAGTCTATGGTATTCTGGCACGACTTGCGTGAAACTACCCGCCTTGCTTTCTTTAACACTAATCAATGACATAGGCAACTCAATGCCGTTCGTACTGTTGATCACTACGCTTGAACTTTCTACAGGGGCGATTGCCATCAATGTAGCATTTCTAACACCATATTGTTTCATCTCATTTCTGAGTGGTTCCCAGTCAAGTTCAGGTTTGAAGTTTGCAAGTTGATTGACACCTTTAGCACGTAACTCCCAAGGGAATTTACCTTGACCATAACGTGTCTTGTCGCTATCAACACACTTGCCACGTTCTTTAGCAAGTTCAACTGTTGCTTCAGTTAGATAATATGCTTGATGCTCCATCCAACTTTTTACTTCTTGCAAACTATCTTTCTCACCGTACTTCAATCCACGCTTGGCGTGCCAGTATGCTAAATTTGTTACACCAATACCCAGTGGTTGTATCTCATCGTTACTCAACTTGCTTTGTATTGATAAGAAGTCCTGATAGTCAAGTATGTTACAGAGACTACGCTGTAGTATGCGACAGGCTCTACGCATATCTTCTGGGTTACGGAAAGCACCCCAGTTGATACTGCCCAATGTACATAATGCGATACGACCCTGATCATCATCTAGTCTTTTGAAGGGCTTAGTTGGTAGTAAGATTTCGCAACATAGATTGCTTTGATAGATCGTATGATATTCGGGATCAAACGGACCCTGGTTCATCACGTTATCAATGAATACAAGGTAGATTCGTCCAGTATCCGTTCTTTCTTTCAATATGCCGCCCTTGAATACATCTTCTGCATTCATGGTCTTTTTGCGTAAATCCTTACGTTTTTCATATTTGACGTAAAGTTCTTCAAACTTCTGAGTATTTGTATAGAAAGCCTCG